AACGCGAAAAGCATGTCTAACTGGTTGAAAATGGCTGGTCTAGCTGACAATCCAGTAACCAGAAACTTCGTAGAAATCAGTTCCATACTCGGCAGGGGAGCACCTGCCAAGAAAACTTTAAGTGAGGACATTTAGCATCGAGTTCGACTCGATGCATACAATGAACACGCAGCCAAGTTTTCACCAGAAACTATCAGACAGAATATAGAAATAGTGTATAAAGAAGAGATGAGTTACACACCGAAACCAGACTCTTTTTCAGATCATATAGGAACTTCACCCCTATGGACGAAGAAAGGCTCACACTATCATCCCATGTTTAAAAAGGCCTCCACGAGACTAGACTTCGTGATGTAGTAATCAATATCCAGTATAAGAAGTATACCGCCTATAACATTCATTAAGCAATTTGAAAAGTAACAGCTAGAGGACACACGCTACATTTACGCGTGCGACACTGTCACATACCTTTATTTCGACTACATCTTACATCAAGTAGAAGCGAGTTGGATACATAATCACGCACTTTTGGACCCATCGAGGATGACTCCAGAAAAAGCACACGCAGCCACTCGTAATGGAGCCACCATGCTAGACTTCTCGGATTTCAACAGTCAGCACACCATAACATCCATGAAACAATTATTCATGAGTCTAAAACAGTACTTAGATGAAAAGGCTCACGGTGTCTTAGAATGGTGCATATAGTCTTTCGATAATATGTGGTTATTAGTAAAGCCGGATGTCATTGGCGAATTACCACCATGCAAAACCATGACGATAGGAGACGAAACGTTCGTACATTGGACCAGCACTTTACCAACGGGCCACAGAGCAACAAGCTACATCAACACAGTACTAAACAGAGCTTATCTTTTACCATTTTTGGGTTAGATGAGTGTTTACCATGCAGGAGACGATGTGTTAATTAGTTAAGCTTTGAATCCTGCCCATATACAAGAATCAGGTCTGATAGAATTGAATCCTTCGAAACAAAATTTCGGGCGTAATGGAGAATTTCTGCGAATAGCACATACTTTAGCAGGGAGTTACAGTTACGGTACGAGGAAGATAGGAGGGTACGTCAATGGGAATTGGCTGACAGATGCGGATTATCAAAGCACACCAACCTTAGTAACACAAATTAATAGTCTAGTTACAATAAGCATGCGCTGTGGTAACGGCCCTTTGATACCGCCTTGTGCGTACAGCACTCTAGATAGGCGTTATTCAATGCCTAACGAGATTTTCAATTGCGCTATCAGCACTTAGCTGGCCGGTTCAGGCCTGGTGAGTTACTCGAATCCGCATTTCTTTCTAGCCTGTTCAGCACCTACGAGCGAAAGTCAAGATGTAAGCGAAGATATATCATCGCGGGTATTCGCTCACTGTCATGCTCGACTCACTACAGACAACTTCGGTCAAGCAGAAATCACAAAGATGTTGAGGGAACGTACTACAGAATTAGTACAGTCATCAATCAAATATGCAGTAAGACAATTTCACGGTAATGCAAAGACAGTCTTAGTGCAATCAGAACAAATATATCAACCGAGGAATCATACATACACGCCAAGATCAACGATAATAACCATGCCAGAAAAAAAGAAAGACATAGATTTCTATGTTCAAGCGTCAAGAAACGTAAGTCCAGACGTCGCTCTTAGGTTAGCAAGCGTTTACGCTTGCACCCAAGTATAGAGCAGTTTGGACCTGATAATCTGAGCTCTAGCCGATCTTTCAAGGTCGGCACTCACACACAGGTCGTACTGCCTAATCGGAAAGATAAAAGTACGATACACACCCAATGACGTCATCAAGACGTCTAGTCGGGCGTGTGTCACATCCAACTCCAAAAGAGTTGTCAGTCACTAAGAGAGTGATAAGCTAATGACGGCTTAAAGAGATGTCATCTTGTTTGACAGGTGAACCTGTGCAGACCAGCCCCAGAC